CGAGAGAGGTGTATAACTCACAACGATTGAATTAGAGGTCTTTATTTTATGCAGTTTTATACGAATGTATCAATATTGAAAAATGATGTGTACTATCGTGGTGTAGATGAGAATGGTAAACGTGTTCAGAAAAAGATTCCTTATCAACCACATCTTTTCATACCAGTCAAAGAAAAAACAAAGTTCAAAACATTAGATGGTCGTTATGTAGAAAAGATACGACAAGAGACTATCTATGAAGCAAAAGAGTTTATTCAAAAATATAAAGACGTAGAGAATTTTGATATCTTTGGTAATGAGACTTTCATCTATCAGTTTCTAGGTGATATGTATCCGAACAACATCAATTGGAACAAAGACAAGATAGTGATTTGGGCTCTTGATATCGAAGTTGCGTCTGAACGTGGTTTCCCTGATCCTGCTGATGCAAGTGAAGAAGTTCAATGTATTACTGTCGCAGATAAAAGTGGCTACAAGATGGTGTTTGGTCTTGGTGAATTTAAAACAGAAGATAAAACGATAGAATACATTCAATGTAAAAATGAAAGAGAACTACTTGAACGATTTCTTGAGTTTTGGATAGAACTGAAACCAGATGTAGTTACAGGTTGGAATACATCTTTATTTGATATACCATATTTGTATAGACGTATTGCATATCTCTTTAGTGAACCAAAGGCAAGACAGTTATCACCTTGGGGTTATGTGCAAGAAAAAAGTGTTATGCAATATGGTAAAAAGAACTTCGCATATAATCTTCTTGGTATATCTTCTCTTGACTATCTCGATTTATATAAAAAGTTTACTTATACCAGTCAAGAAAAATATACACTTGGTCATATCTCTTATGTCGAAGGTGTTGGTGAAAAGATAAACTATTCCGAGTATGATAATCTGCATACTTTGTATAAAGAAAACTTTCAAAAGTTTATAGAATATAATATCAAAGATGTAGAACTTGTAATGCAACTTGAAGAAAAGATGGGTTTGATTGACCTTGCATTGACTCTAGCCTATGATGCAAAAGTAAACTATCAAGATGTATTTTCTCAAGTTCGTATGTGGGATACTTTAATCTATAATCATTTGTGTAAAAAACATTTAGTGATGCCACCAAAAGAGAATAACAAAAAGTTTGATGCGTATGCAGGTGCGTATGTAAAAGAACCTGTTACTGGTTTTCATGATTGGGTTGTATCGTTTGATTTGAATAGTCTGTATCCACATTTGATTATGCAGTATAATATTTCACCAGAGACTTTGATTAATGAAAACAGACCAGACATTGATGGTAAAATAGATGTAGATAATCTTTTAGAACAGAAGATAAATCTAGATCCGCTCAAAGAAATAGACATGACAATCACACCGAATGATCAATTCTTTACAACAAAGAAACAAGGTTTCTTACCAGAGATGATGGAAAGAATGTATAATGATCGTGTTCGTTATAAAACAGAAATGATTGAAGCAGAAAAAGACTTAGAACGAAAACGAAAAGAAAAACCTCTTGCAAATCACAGAGAGATTATCAATCGTATCAGTAGATATAAAAATCTACAAATGGCAAAGAAGATTCAGTTGAACTCTGCATATGGTGCGTTAGGTAATCAGTGGTTTAGATTTTACGATATTCGTCAGGCAGAGGCTGTTACTCTTTCTGGTCAACTTGCTATTCGTTGGATTGAAAAAGAACTCAATGCTAAGTTCAATTTGATTCATAAAACAAAAGATAAAAGTTATGTGATTGCGTCTGATACAGATAGTGTGTATATTCGTCTTGGTGAACTTGTAAAGATAATAGGTATAGAAAACGAACCAAAAGAAAAGATTATTAATTGTCTTGATGAGATTTGTTCTAAGACTGTAGAAGATTGGATTAAATCTAGTTATAGACAACTAGCAAACTACACAAATGCATATGCACAGAAAATGGATATGGCAAGAGAAGTGATTGCAGATAAAGGTATTTGGACTGCAAAGAAAAGATATATTTTAAATGTGCATGATTCAGAAGGTGTTCGATATACAGAACCGAAACTAAAGATAATGGGTATCGAGGCTGTAAAGAGTAGCACACCATCTGCGTGTAGAGACAAGATTAAAGAAGCGTTAAGAATCATTATGACAGAGAATCAAGATACTTTAATACAGTTTGTCAATGATTTTAAAGAACAGTTTAAAACTTTACCACCTGAAGAAATATCGTTTCCACGTTCTATCAATGGTCTAAGTAAATACACATCTTCATTTGAATTGATAAAGAAAGGCACACCGATTCATGTTCGTGGTGCAATATTGTATAACAAACTATTAAAAGATAATAATCTATTAAATCGTTACCCAAGTATTCAAGAAGGTGAAAAGATAAAGTTTATGTATATGAAAGAACCGAATCCTTTGCGAAATAATATTGTTTCTTTTGCATCTTCGTTTCCAAAAGAATTTGAACTAAATAACTTTATAGATTATGACTTACAGTTTGAAAAATCATTCCTTGAGCCACTCAAAATAATATCAGAAAAAATAAGTTGGAAGTTAGAAGAAACAGCATCATTAGAGGAGTTCTTTGGGTGAAATATACACCATATTATATGAAAGATGTACATAATGCATCTTCACAAAATAAATTTAAAGTGATATCTACATTTGCTGGTGGCGGTGGTTCATCAACAGGTTATCGCCTTTCTGGTGGTAAAATACTTTGCATCAACGAGTTTGTAGAAGAAGCAAGAACTACATATGCAGAAAACTATCCAGATACACCAATCATGCCTGATGATATTAAAGAACTTACAGGTGAAGATATTTTAAAAGTAGCAAACATAAGTCAAGGTGAACTTGACATTTTAGATGGTTCGCCTCCATGTTCTGCGTTTTCTGTTGCAGGTTCTTTATCTCATAATATACATGAAGAAGAACGTGTTGATTTATTTGGTGATGTAACTGTACAAAAAGTAAGTGGTAAACATTCTGATGGTTGGGGTAAAGTAAAGAATTATTCTGATGATAAGAAAGTAGAAAATATTGAAGATTTGTTTTTTGAATTTTTACGAATCGCAAAAGATATTCAACCAAAAGTAATTGTGGGTGAAAACGTAAAAGGTCTTACTATTGGAGAAGCAAAACAATACTATCATAAAATTACAAATGGCTTTGAAGATATAGAATATGATGTTTCATCAAAAGTTTTAAATGCAAAAAACTTTGGTGTTCCACAAACAAGAACAAGAGTATTCTTTATAGGTATTCGTAAAGACATTACAAGTAAAACAGGCTTATCATTTATGAATATTGCAAGTGTGTTTCCAAACGAAAACAAAGATATTGTAACTTTAGAAGAAGGTCTAGAAGATTTAGAGATTGATCAAGAAGAAACAAAAATGTTAAGAGAGAGATGGCAAAAAACAGCATACTATAAAGCAACAACAAGTTTGATGCCAGACGATCCAGAAAAAGTTCTTAGTGGTGATAATTATGGTAAAAAGGGTAAACACTTTAATGTAAAACGTGCATCAAGATTTGCACCAGCATCAACCACAACAGCTATGGGTTCTGGTGCTACCAATGCAGGTATGATACATTGGAATGAACAAAGAAAAATGACAATCAAAGAATTAAAACGTATTACATCACTACCTGATGATTTTAAACTCACAGGCACATTCAATCAACAAGCAGAAAGATGTGGTAGAATGGTACCATGCCTGATGATGAAAGCTATTGGAGATTCAATTTACAATGAAGTATTATCGAAGTTATAGAAGTGTACTTGACAATACAAATGAAAGTATGATAAGATTAAAGTATCATCTAATTTAGGAGAAAGATTATGGTAGGTAAATTTACATTTGCAACTAGAGAGGAGGGTTTTGATCAACATATAGAACAATCTATTCGTGGTTATAGTAACTTATGGAATGATGTATTACAACTATCGAGATATTTTGTAGAAGATCATACAAATGTAGTTGATATTGGCTGTTCTACAGGCAAACTTTTAACAAGTATGATTGATCAAAATGATTCATTTGCACCCCGTGCAAGTTATAATGGTGTTGAAGTAGAAGAAGATTTTTATGAAGGTTATGAAGAAGATGAAAGTCGTATTGTGTATCACAAACAAGATGTACGAGACTATCATTTTAAAAACAATTCATTGATTACATCTATCTTTACATTACAATTTATGCCACCAAAAGATAGAAAAACTGTAATGAAAAGAATTTATAATGGTTTGAACACTGGTGGTGGTTTTGTATTTGCAGAAAAAGTTTTTAGTGATGATGCAAAAATACAAGATATGATTACATTTATGTATTATGATTATAAAAGAAAAAGCTTTACGTCTGATGATATTCTAAATAAAGAAATAGAGTTAAGACATATGATGAAACCAGATACTACTGATATGTTACAAACAAGATGTTTTGAAGTTGGTTTCGATTGTGTACAACAATTCTGGCAGAATCATAATTTCGTAGGTTTTATTGCAATAAAAAAATAGGGGAATAGAGTGTTATACAAATATCGTGCAAAAGTGTTAAGAATCATAGATGGTGATACCATGGACGTTGATCTTGATTTAGGTTTTGATGTAGTCCTCGCAAAACAAAGAGTTCGTTTATATGGTATTGATACACCAGAATCAAGAACAAGAGATAAAGTAGAGAAGAAGTTTGGATTGATATCTAAAGATTATGTCAAGAAAAGATGCCCTGTTGGTTCTAAAGTAGTCATTGGAACACACGTTGGTGATGAACGAGGTAAGTTTGGTCGTATTCTTGGTGAAGTATTTGTTATCGATAAAGAAACAAATGTAATTGAAGAAACAAGTATAAATCGTAAAATGATTAATGAATCATACGCAGTAGAATATCATGGCCAAGCAAAAGAAGATATTGAAGAACAACATTTAGAAAATCGTGGTATTCTTGAACGTAGAGGTTTAGTTTAACATATAGGAGATAGTATGTCGGTTTTTGAAAAACTATTAAAATCAGCGGAGAATGAATATGCGACAAAAGTCATTGACGGGATTCCTGCTGGAGATGTTGATACATATATTGATACTGGTTCTTATGCCTTTAATGCTTTGTTGTCAGGTTCTATACATGGTGGTATCCCAAACAACAAAATTACTGCGATTGCTGGAGAAGAAGCTACTGGCAAAACTTTCTTCACTCTTGGGATTGTAAAATCGTTTCTTGATGAGAACAAAGACGCAGGAGTATTTTATTTTGAAAGTGAAGGTGCATTGACCAAAGATTTATTAGAACAAAGAAATGTAGATACAAATCGAGTATGGATATTGCCAGTAACAACGATACAAGAGTTTCGACAACAAGCACTTCGTATGTTGAATGAATATAATGAAGATAGTGAGAAACCACCATGTATGATGGTGTTAGATAGTCTTGGCAATCTTTCTACCACAAAAGAAATAGAAGATATGACTGAAGGTAAAGAAACAAGAGATATGACAAGAACACAATTGATTCGTGGTACATTTCGTGCATTGTCTCTAAAACTATCTAAGGCAAAGATACCTTTTATTCTTACAAATCATACTTATCAAGTGATTGGTTCTTATATACCAACAAGAGATA